AGAATGTGCCCGATGGCAGTTGGTTCGGTTCGTATAAAATCGAAAATGAAGAAGTGTGGAACTTGGTTAAGGCAGGCAAATTCAGAGGGTTCAGCGTTGAGGGTATATTCTTAAAAAAGCTAATCACAGCAAGCGACGAGCAGGTGATTGACAAGCTGAAAGAATTGTTAAGCTGAACGGATTTGCAGGGTATTCTATTTATTAGAAATATCCTGCAATGCAAGACATAAAACAATCAGTAAAAGAATTAATCGGTGAAGATAAGTTCACCAAGCTGCGTGTCCTTTTAGGACTTGAAGCGGCAGTACCTATGCCTGAAGAACCCAAAAAAGAAGAAAAGATGATGGGCGAGGGCAAACTAAAAGATGGCACAATGGTCACGTATGACGAACTTGAAGTCGGCTACCCATTGATGGTCGTAACGGAGCAAGGCACAAACCCTGCACCTGATGGCACACACGAAATGCAAGATGGCACAAAGGTATCGACCGTAAACGGTTTGATCACCGAAATCATTCCTGCGTTACCCGTTGCACCTGCCGAAACAGAAGCCGGTATGTACCCAAAGAAAGATGAAGAGGATATGGGCAAAAAGTTGAAAGAACTGATGGATGCGATAAACGCAAAGATGTCTGCAATCGAAACCGAAATCAGCAAGCAGCAAGAAACCAACAAGCAGATGTTTGAACTGATTGAAAAGATTGGCGACCTGCCAACATCGGAGCCTAAAAAAGAAAATCAGGCATTCACAACTGCAAAAGACAAAAAACAACAAAAAATCGATTCAATATTAACAACATTAAAAACACTTAAAACTAAATAACATGGCATTTTCAGTTTCATCATTAACGGACTACGTTAACCAAACCAGTAAGGAACTTCTCACAGCCTTACACTTCGAAAGTGAGACCGCTGCATTAGCAAACGTGCAGGTGGGCGTTAAATCAAAGATGGCTTTGCAAATTCTAACCAACACACCGATTCCACAATCAGGTGATGGTTGTTCATTCCTTGCATCAGGAACTACTGCATTTACGCAGCGTGAAATCGATGCAAAGGCGGTGAAGTATCAGGACACACTTTGCCCACGTACACTTGAAGCGAAATGGACACAAATTCTTTTAAAGAACGGACAGAAGTACACTGAATCCGATATACCTGCAAAGATTGTGACCGACATCGTGGAGCAAATCAAGAAGCATCAAGAAACTGCCGACTGGCAGGGCGATACAGGTTCAGGTAGTGCATACTTGTCTATCTATGATGGTTTAATAAAAATCATTAAGGCGGCAACAGGTACAAACGTAGCCACAGCAGTATCAGGACCAGTGACCACATCAAACGTGCGTACCATTATGCAGAATGTGGTTTCAAAGATTCCCGTTCAGCTGAAAGGCAATGCAGGCGTTAAAATATTCTGCGGTTACGACATCGCTGAATTGTATCGTCAAAAGATGTTCATCGACAACTTGTTCCACTTCCCAGTGGGCGGCAATCAGAAGAACATATTTGCTGAAGGTTCAGTACACGAAATCATACCTGTACACGGTCTTGATGGTTTAGGTTCAAACAGTGGTGACAACCCATTCATCTTTGCGATGGACCCAGACCGCAATTTGTTCTTGGGCGTTGACTTGCTTAACGAAGAAGAAACTGCTGAAATGTGGTATTCACAAGATGACCAAAACGTGAAATACTCTTTCCGTTATCGTCGTGGTTGGCAGGTTGCGTTCCCATCTGAAATCGTTGAATATTCTAATTCTTAACATCACTAAAACCACCGAAATACTATGAGTTGTTTATTAACGCAAGGGTTCAGTTTAGACTGCTTAGGCGACAATGCAGGTGGTGTAAAAGAAATATATATCACCGAGTTCAATAACGTAACGGCAATTACTACTGCATCGGGTGCTATCACTGCCATCACAATGACAGCAGGTAAGCAGTTTTGGACATACGAACTATATTCAGAACAGGGCGAAGTAACCGAAACGGCAATCAAAAAGCCTGAAAACGGTACAATCGCACACGAGCAGTCAGTTAAAATACCGTTGTACAAACAAGAAACGAACAAGCGTAACGAACTATACATCGTTGCGAAAAATCGTGTATTGATAATTGTTAAAGATTCCAACGACAAGTACTGGTTATACGGCGAGGGCTACGGCTTGAACCTGATCAACCGTATTGCTACGTTCGGAAAGTTGATTGATGACCGAAATGGCTACGAGTTAGAATTTACCGGCAAAGAGCCATTGCCTGCCAAAGAAGTTGCTTCAGGAATTATTCCTGCGTTACTTTTGCCTGCGTAATTGTTTTGTTTCATTATTTTGAATTTGAGCCTGCCGTTTCTACGGTGGGCTTTTTTATTACACTTTGCCCTTTATTCTATTTACCTATATGCTGATAATAGAAAAGAATAGCATCAACAGATTAGTGGTCACTGCATCAGAAATGACCGACTATGACGATTCGAGCTTCGTGTTGCAGTTCAAGAGTAAACAGACGTTGGAAGTGGTGCAATGCACAGCAACAGACACGAGTGCTTTTAAAAAGCGATACAACTACTTGACGATTACAGATACAGCAACGCCAACGGCATCGAATGAGGTCAACCTGAAGTTAGGCTATCACGAATACACGGTATTAAGCAATGCAGGCGATGTGCTTGAACGTGGATTGGCACTGGTTATATGGCAGCGTTCTGCGGTCACTGAACACACAAGAAATAACACTAATATTGTTTATGAGAAAAACTACTGATAAAGCAAACCTATACGAAGTAAAATTAGAAGCGCATAAGATACCCGTGAACATCGAACGACCACGTGATGGGTATGTCACCTATGGCGAGGACAATCTATATCCAAACTATCTGATTGAATTATACAACCGTTCAGCAAAGCACAATGCTATTGTCAATTCAAAGATTACCTATGTATATGGTCAGGGCTTGCAGGTCAATGTGCAAGATGCAAGGGTGCAGGCATTATACGATTCAGTTAACCGTTGGCAGTCGTTGAATGAATTTGCCTATCAGCTGATTACTGATTTGGAACTGTACAACGGTTGTGCGATTGAATGTATATGGAATCGGGCAGGCACGTCGTATGAAATGAAAGTATTGGAGTTCAAGAATGTGCGGTCGAACGTCGATGGCAGTACGTTTTATTATTCGCCACAGTGGGCGCAGTATAACACGAATGACATCATTGAATATCCTGCATTCGATGTGACCAAACGCAAAGGCAGTCAAATATTTTATTACAAGGTTTACAGACCCGGCTGCAAAGTTTACCCAATCCCGAACTATATCGGCTGCATACCATATATCGAAACAGACATCGAAATCAGCAACTATCACTTAAACAACATCAAGAACGGATTTTGGGGCGGCAAGGTTATCACTTTCATTGCACAACAGCCGACAGCAGAAGAGATGCGAGCGATAAGCAAGCAGTTCAAATACACGAAAGCAGGAACAGACAATGCAGGTAAATTCGTGTTAAACTTCGTGCCGAATAAAGATGCAGCACCTATCATTGAAAGCCTTGAACCCGATGACAGCGATACCAAGTTCGAGATATTGAATAAAACCGTGTTGCAGGAAATATTTGTCGGTCATCAGATCACAAGTCCGATGCTGATGGGTGTACGTGTTGAGGGGCAACTGGGTGGGCGAACTGAAATGCTTGATGCGTATGAGTTATTCAAGAATACCTACGTAAACGGCAGGCAGCAGATAGCGGAAAAGATTATCAACTTCCACGCTGAAAACATCACGGGCACGGCAAATGCGTATTCGATAATACCGACCGAGCCGATAACACCTGCACAGCAGGAAGTGCAAGCCAAAGAGATGCAGGGTGAAAAGCAACAAGCCGAAGTGAACGATGCACTGCGCAACCTAACGGGCAGGCAGTTGCAGAACGTGATGCGCATCATAAACAAGTACGGCAAAGGGGTATTGACCTATGAGCAGGCAGTAACGATGTTGAGGGGTGGGTATGGCTTGACCGATACCGACATCGATGCGATGTTGGGCGAAACATCAGAATTCGCAAGTGAAAGTAAAGACTGGCAAAAGCATTTACAGATTGCAGAAACATTCGGGGTGGCAGAGGAGATGGTGACGATATTGAAAGTAGTACGGCAGCACTTCAGCAGCATAACCGAAGCGGAGCATTACGCAATGGCATCAGAAGAAATCGTTACAAATAAGATATTAAAAATCCTGCAAGAAACACCCGACATCAGCACCGAGAATATAGCAAAGGCGATACGTGAAAAGACAGACCGCATTGAAACATTAATCAACAAGATGATTGATGACAAGTTAATCAAGCCGACTGAAAAAGATGGTCAAATACTGCGAACGCCAACAGCAAGGGGTCGGGATGGCATCACGCCAATCGGCAAGATACCTACCATCACGACGATGTATCGTTATGCGTTAAGAAGCGATGCGCCGCCATTAAGTCCGGGCGGTGAAAGTCGTGAATTTTGCCAAAAGATGATGGACAGAAAAAGGTTATACAGCAAGCAGGATATTGACCGTATGAGTGCAATATTCGGATATGATGTATGGCGAATGAAAGGCGGTTGGTACACCGTACCCGACACAGCAGGGTTATTACACGTACCCTATTGCAGGCATACGTGGGAACAAGTTTTAGTCATCGAAAAATAAAATAACTATGGTACGATTTATATCAGAAGCAGACCTAAAGAATAACAGCGTAATGAGCGACAACATCGACTACAAGATGTTAGGGCAGCTTATTGACGATGTGCAGGAGCAAAGGATTCACCCGATACTTGGCACTGAATTATACACAAGGCTAAAGACCGATGTGACGAATAACACATTGGCAGGCAATTACCTGACCTTAATGAACGATTACATACAGCGTTGTATGATTGCTTATATCATTGCCGATTCACCGATGTATATCAGCGTAAAGTATCTGAATAAGGGCATAATGACCAAGATATCAGAAACGGCAACGCAGGTCAACATGACCGATATGAAAGAGGTGATTGACTGGTGGCAAAATAGGGCACAATGGTATGCTGAAAGAATTACTGCCTACCTATGCGAAAACAGCACCCTATTCCCTGAATACGAGAACGGCAACGATGCAGAAGATGACATACAGCCAAACATTCAAAACTACTTTAGCGGTATGTTACTTGATGATGGCGATAACGATTTTATTGACCGGGCAGGCATACCGAGATTTCAAGAACCATACAAGAAACGCAAATGGTAAATGAGCAAAGAAGCAAACAACAGAAATATCATCAAGCTAATTAAATACGAAGCAAAGCGTGAAAACAAAGTACAGCATCAATCGGCTTATCAGGTCGTTAAAAAGCATCGCAGAAAAGCATCTGCAAATAAATAGCTTCGGCACTGGCAGTCTTTATGATGTCAGCTTCAGGAAGTTATTATATGGCGGTATGCCCGACAAGAACACCGAAACGGCACAGCCGACATACCCATTGATGTGGTTTAATGTCATTGATTCGAGTTTGCAGGGCAGGGCATCGTATTTGAACTTTCAGTTGTTATTTGCTGACCTTGTTACGGATGGCGAAAAAAACGACTTCGAGATATACAGCGACCTGCAATTAGTGGCGCAGGATGTGGTTGCGTTACTGCAACGTGAAAGCGTAAAAGAAAAAGACTTCAGCATTGATGCGAGCGTGACGATGAACCCCTTTGCAGATAGGTTTGAAGATAGCCTAAATGGGTGGGTGGTGAACCTACGTATCAAAGTACCGTATGGCTTTGAAAATTGCAGCGTTCCGGTATTTGAACCTGATACGACAGAAGTCATTGGCGGTGTTGACGATGTGCGAAGCCTTGAAGCGACGAAGCCACAAACGACAGTGGTTGGTGGGGTTAATGATGTGCAATACGACAATGCAATATTTGAACAAAACAAGATAAATTCTATTTAAGGTTATGGCAATATTTACGAGAACAATCAACACGCAGGATAGCAGAATGATTCAGAAGCTATCGACCGTTACGGGGCAGGTGCCAACAGTTGCCCCATCGGACAACCACGTCGATGGCACTTGGGATAGTTTGGATGTATATATCGGTGAGTTGTTTATGAATGCGGCAGATGGAAAGATGTGGTGCAGGACAAACAACGGCATCAAAGAAATATTTGTTGTGCCGAGCAATGCAGCGACAGGCGATGTGTTTTATTTGAGTGGTGGAAACATCACACGACTGCCAGTTGGCACATCAGGGCAGGTGCTGACCGTTTCATCGGGTAATGTTCCTAAGTGGGAAAATGCAACTGGTGGTGGTGGCAGTACCGATACACTATATCAATTCAGGGAAGGTACACCTATTATCACAGCACCGTATGCAGAGGGCGAAAATTCAGTATTGACAACGGGTTCACAAGGAAGAAGAACGCAGCTTATGCCTATCTATGTGCCAGTTGATTGCACGGTGGATAGC